TTACAGTTTTCGAATGTTCTCTAAAGCGCGCTGAAGTGCTTCTTTAGCGCGTTGTCCTTTTGGCGTTTCGAGGTTGATGCCTTCTAGCACTGCCTCGATTGCCGCTTCTGCTGCGTTTTCTCCAGCCACGTCCGCTAGTGCCGCTCTGTCCGGTGCGGAGCATGGGCGTTTCCCAGTTTTCCACGCCGCAATCGTTGGCTGTTGCATGCCTAGCAACTGGGCCAGCTTGTATTCGCTGCCAGCTATCGAAGCCGCTTTTTCGATTAGGGAATTCAATTGGGTCATGGTTAGCAACTCTGCTAATATGTAGGTTAATTAGCAACTTTGCTAAGTAGGCAAACTTGCTAACGCCACTTTACCACCATGGAGCCACCCATGCCAGCCCTGCAGATTCTTCTCCCCGAAATCTCCGCTCCCGAAGCGGCTAACGATTGCAGCCCCGCCGTCGTGCCATTGGCTGCCGTGGTGGTGGCTCACCCGGTGATGGATGGTGAGGGCTGCACCGGGAACGAAAAGCGCAAGGGTCGTCGCCCAGTCCATGCCAGTGCAGCGGCTCGCAAAGCAGCCTACCGCGCTGAAAAGGCCCGCGTCGATTTCACCGACAAGCCCGAAATCATTGCCAAGCTCCGCGAGACCGCCGCCCAGCTCGATTGCAGCGTGAACGAGCTGCTCCAGTCCATGGTGCGTTTTGCTGAGTGCAACCGCAATTGGAAACAGGTTGGCCTGTACGGCGCTCGCCGCGATGGGGTCTTGCAATGAGTCCCGAAGAAAAGCGCGACCTGCAGTACCGGGCAAGGCGGGCCATTGCGGCCCCGGTCCCGAAATCTGTTCTCCAGGGCAACGCCCGACAGGCTGCCGACTACAAAGCCTGCGCTGCAGCGGTCGGCGCCTTCCTGCGCACCGGCCACCAGATCGAGCGCGCCCGCCTCCATGTTCTGCGCCTCGAAGGCATGCAAGGGCTGCTGTCATGAAGCACGTCCTTCACCACTTCTCGCAAGCCGCCGAGCGCTCCCTGTCTTTGGAGACAACCGGGGACCCGCGCAGCGCGAATAGCGCGGCCCCGAAGGGGTGCGTGGGGCAGGGTATGGGCAGCATGCCCATGTCGCCCTGCGTCCAACCCGTACCCGTTGAAAACGCCCCCGTCCTTTGCACCACCGCGCAAGGGATCGTTACCCGAATGGGCCAAGACCCGAAGGGGCTTGGTGGCGCAGCCATAGAGCCCGGTCCCGCAGGGATGCGCCCTGCATCTGCTGCCTGCTCATGCGCTCGCGGTGCATTTGATTGCGCTGCGGCCGCGCCATCGGCACGCAAGCGCAGCGCGGCAGAGGGCGCGGCCGCAGCGATTCATACCCCCCCGAGTAACACGGGGGTAAACAAAACAAGGAGTGGTCATGGGGGCTGATGAAAAGTTGGTACTTGAAGGCGGTCGTTTGAAGTTCCTTTGTGAAAAGCGCCAGCTTGATGCAAAGGCACAAGGCGGCATAGTCCCCGACTACTTCCGGTTCACCATCAAGCGTGAAAACATCCCTTCATCGCGTCGCATTCCTGGCGACACGAACGACGAGGATTTAGCCCGTTGGTTCGCTCATCTGTTTGCCCAGTTGCTCGGCTTCGTGGTCGGCGTAGACCGTCCTGGCCGCGACTACTACGAGTTCACCACCACCATCGATAACGAGTGGGGCCACGAGGTCGCCAGCGTATCGGCAGGCGGCGAAAGCCAGCGCGGCAGCATCTGTTTCACCGTCAAAGGCGAAGGCTGCACCCACGCCCGCAAAGGGTGGGAAAAGCGCGTTCACGACTACTTCGAAGAGTTCAAGCCCACGATCACCCGCATTGATCTGGCAAAGGATTTCTTCGACGGTGAGGTGTGCATTGCTGAGTTGGTAGGCCTCTACAAAGCTCACGAGTTCAGCTACCGCCGCCGCATGCCTAAGCACAGTTGCCACGGCTCATGGCTCGATGTTGAAGGCGTCATGGGCCACTCGCGGACCTTTCAGGTCGGCAAGCGTGAATCCGGCAAGCTCTTTCGCGGGTACGAAAAGGGCCACCAGTTCGCAATGATGGAAAGCCGTTGGCTGCGTTGTGAAGTCGAGTTGCGCAACGTGAACCGCGTCATCCCATGGGATGCCATCGTTTCCCCCGCTGAATACTTCGCGGGCAGCTACCCCGCAATGCACCTCATTAGCAATCGCGAGATTGCAACGCCAGTTCCCACGGCCACCAAAGTGGCAGAGGCCAGCGCACAACGTTGCATCAACTGGGTGAAGCGCGTCGTGGCTCCCACGCTCCTGCAGATCACAAAGATCATGCCCGACCACGATTGGCTCGAAGGCATGGTTCTCGATCAATCGCACCGCCGCGTTCCTCGATCACTTCGCGGCCTCAGTGCCGCAGCAATGCAGCACGGCATTCAAGAAGCCCTGCGCGCCTACACAGCATCTACCAATCCCTGCGAACCGGCCGCATGGGCTCATTGACTACGCCGGAAACCATCCAAGGAAATCACCATGAAGTTCACGCAAAAGATCAACGTCGTAGGCATGAAGTCCAGCAAGGGCACGCTTGAAAATGGCACCGGCTACGACAGCACCAAGGTTTACGCCTTGGTCGATTTGGACGCCAGCAAAGGCACTGCAAAGGGCATGGCCAGCAGCGAATTCACGTTGGGTAGCAGCGAAGAATTCCAAGCCTTCAAACACCTGCCATTTCCATTCGAAGCCGAAGCCGACATGGAAATCGTCACCAACGGCAAGACGCAAAAGACCGTCATGCACGCGCTCAAGCCAGTACGCGTTGCAGCGGCTCCGAAGGTCTAACCAAGCAAGGGCACCGGGCGCGCAAAACTGAAAAACGTTCCCGGCCACGCATATGCATATCGAACCCCGCTACTACGTCCAAAGCACAGAGGACCACACGTTCCTCCGTGCTGACGGTGAGGGCGGCATTGACTATGTGCCCCTCATCACAAGCGCTATGCCATTCACATCGGCAGAGGCTGCGGCAGACGCTGTAGTCGATCACTGCGGCGGTGAGGGCGTTGTGTTTCGCTGCTACCAATTGGAGCGTGACTAATGGAAATCGACCTCTCTCTGTTCGCCCAGCGCATTGCCATGCTTGCCATCCTCGGTGGCTTCGTCGGCGGCGTCTTGGCCATCCTCGCGCATGGCGCAGTAGTCGCCCTCTCGGACCGCCTGCGCTCACGCGCCAGCACTGCCGAACGCATCGCCCAGGCACGCATTCGCCAACAGGCGATTTTCCGGGCCATGCCACGTGGCTGACCCCACCGTTATCGACTGTCCCAGCACCTGCACGGTGACTGTGGTGCACGAATTGAGCCTCCCCCCTCTGCAGCTCACAGCAGAGGAAGGAGCAGCAATCGCGGGCGCCGTCCTCGCGGTCTGGGCCGTTGGTTATGCCTTCCGCATGGCCATACGTGCCTTGAATATCGACGGCAATTCATCCACTCAATCTGAGGAAAACTGAAATGACTCAAGCAATCAAGCGCGGCCTCGTTGCCGCTGGTGTCCTGACCCTCGTGGGCGCTGCCAATGCTGCTGCTATCGATGTGACCGCTGTGGTTACTGACATTGGCGCCCAATCCACCCCAATCGCCGCTATCGGCGCTGCTGTGCTGCTGCTCGTTGTTGGCATCAAGGCCTTCAAGTGGGTTCGCCGCGCCCTGTAATCGGTCGCTGCATGTGTCCCTGACCGGCCGGCAGGGGCCTTGCAAAAGCTCACGTGGTGGGCTTCTCCAAGGTGCAAACAAATGGGCCTCTTCGTCATCCTCGCAATCCTCGGTGCAGCATGGTTCATCTTCACCGCCTGATACTTGCCTTTGTTCTTGCGTTCGTCTCGTTGCAGGCATCCGCAGTCATCACGCCCGTTGTCCAGTATCGCGACAGCTTGGGTCGTGTCGATACTGTCAGTGGCTTGGTCGCATGGTGGCAAGCCTATGACCCTAAATTTGCATGCGGCGGCGGCTCTTTGGATAAGGCTGCGACATGGCAGGCTCGAAACGTCACTGCGCAGCAATTTGACCTCTACAAAGTTGGCTCTTATTGCAACGATCAGGGTACGTACAACACTTATGTCCAGAGCCCTACGGCTGCTGGTTCGGCTTGCCCGCTGGGGGCCGCGCTATCCGGTGGGACCTGCCAGTGTCTATCACCCTTGGTCGAGGTTGGCGGTGAGTGCAAGGTCCCTGCTTGCCCTGTTGGCCAGCATGAGGAGGGCGGCGCGTGTGTTCCTGATGCATGCAAGCCCAACGAAACCCGCGTCAATGGTGTGTGTGTTCCCGAGCCTCCTTGCCCTACTGGTCAAACCCGTGTGAACGGCAAGTGCGTGCCCAGCAAGTGTCCATCTAAAGGCACAGTGTCTGACCAGTGGTATGAGGTCACATCCCCTTCCACCAGTGCCACCTGTCTCTACAACAGTCAGGACGGTAGTTACTGCACTATGAGCGTTACGCCCAGCGTCATTGCAACCTCTGGCGGTCGCACTACGTATATGGGTGGTTACGGCGTCTATACGGGCGGCACCTGTGGTCCTTCTGAGCCCGGGAAACCGACTCCAGTCGACCCCGACAAGCCCGAAGGGGACCCCGACAAGGGCACTAAGCGGCCCGGTCCAAATGACCCTAAGCCCGGTGACAAACCCGGTGGTCAGCCGGGTGGACCCGGCAACAATCCAACGCCTCCCGGTCCTGATGGAAAGTGCCCTGATGGCACCTACAAATCAAACGGTGGCTGCTATCCGAAGGACCCGCCAAAGCAGCCACCGGACAATGACGGCAAGTGTCCTAACGGTTATGTCAAGGTTGGCTCTGAGTGCGTCCCATTGATGCCGCCCGAGGACAAGGACCCCGACGATAAGGACCCCTCCACGTTTGGTGGTCAATGTGATGCAGTGACCTGTGACGGCGACGCTATCCAGTGCGCTATAGCCCGCGATCAGTACCGCCGTTCCTGCCAGCTCATGGACAAGGAAAGTGCTGAATCGCAGCTCTACGCTGCCAACAAGGGCAAGGAGGGCAACCGCACTACTGATTTGCCCGGTAACGAAACCATAAGCCTCTCGGGCCGCATTGACACATCAGACGCCCTCGGCGGTGGTTCGTGCTTCGGTGACCTGAACATCACCGTTTGGAATCAGGCAGTGACGCTGCCGTTGTCCAGCCTCTGTCAATACCTCGCCATGCTCGGCAACATCCTTGTCGCTGTTTCGATGCTCATGGCGGCCCGCATCGTCACAAGGGGGTAAGCCATGCCAATGTTTGTTGCTGCCATCGGCGGCATGCTCATCAACCTCGTAGGCACGCTGGCTGGTCGCATCCTGATCGCCCTGGGCATCGGTGTTGTGACCTACACCGGCGTGTCTACGTCCTTGGACTGGTTGAAGTCCGGTGCAGTCTCCGCCCTCGGCGGCCTGCCTGCCGACATGCTCTCGCTGATCGCCTTCATGAAGGTCGGCGTCTGCATCAGCATCATCACCAGCGCCATAGCTGCCCGCGCCATCATCAACGGCATCAGCGGCGACAGTTTCAAGAAGTGGGTTCTCAAATGATCTACCTCACGACAGGCGCCAACGGTGCAGGCAAAACGCTTCTGACCCTCAAGGACGTGCGCGCACAGCAGCTCAAAGAGAACCGCCCGGTCTATTACCACGGCTTCGAAATGGACGAGGCCAAAGCAGCTGAATTCGGCTGGCAGAAGTTCGACCCCAAGGACTGGCAAAGCCTGCCTGATGGGTCCATCTGCATCATGGACGAGTGCCAGAACGAATTCCCATTGCGGCGCTCTGGCTCCGATGTTCCGGACTACATCCAAGCTATTGCGCAGTTCCGGCGCAAGCGCGGTTTTGACTTCTGGATGATCTGCCCGCACCCTTCACTTATCGATGTGTTCGTGCGGCGTTTGATCGATAAACCTTCATGGCATCGCCACCTGAAACGCACCTTCGGCGCTGATATGGTCAGCGTTCTGCGTTTCGCTTCGCCAGACATGAAATGCGAAGAGCCCGGCGCAGGTGCTCGCGGCGAAGTCTCGATGGTGGCCTATCCCAAGGAGGTCTACAGCTGGTACCGCTCCGCTAGCCTTCACACCGGGAAAAGGAAAATTCCTCGCGCCGTGTACGTTCTGGCAGCGTGCGTCATTGCCGTTCCCTCTGCCATGTACTTTGCAATCACTGGTGTTTACGGCAACGTCACAAAGCAGGCCAAAAGCGCTACAGAAAATGTAGCAAACCAGCCAGGCGGAAATGCTCCGGGTTCGCTAGGTCAGAACGGGCGGCAGGTCGCCCAGGTGATGACCGCTGCAGAGTACGTAGACAGCCGCACACCGCGCCTCAAAGACTTTGCGCACACCGCTCCGGCCTACGATGACGTCACCAAGCCAACCGAAGCGCCATACCCTGCCGCATGCGTCCAGATGGGCAAAACCTGCAAGTGCTACACCCAGCAGGCAACGCTGCTGCAGGTGTCCGGCGCTGTCTGTCTCCAGATCGTGCAACAGGGCTTCTTCATGGATTGGAAAACGGCCCAGCGCGGCGAATTCAGCCCGAGGGATAGGGGCGACTATCGACAGGCCCGGGAAGTGCCCCAGCAAGCCCAGCAAGTCGCCCAGGTGGACCCTGTGCGCACTGTTCCGGCCCCAATGCCTGCCGCGCGCCCTGAGCCTCCGCAAAGCCAGTACCTGCAGGGCCTTGCGGCTCGTAACGCCCAGGTGCGATCAAGCCTGCAGTGATTCAGCCGCGCCTCGATTGCTCGCGTGCGTCTGCTTCTTCCTCAAGCATTAGCACCCACCGGTAACCCTCTGGCGCTTCGGGCCGGCTGAATGGTGATGGCCCGCCGTTCTTTTCTTCTTTGTCGGCAAAGAACAGCAGATAGGCCGCCTGGATAAGGCCCATGCCGGACAGTGCGAGCAGCGCGTAATAGGTGAAGTAAGGGATTTGTTTCAT